CCTCACCGTCGATTCCCATAGCGAGCTTGGCTGCGTCGTCGGGAGTCAGCAGACCCTTCTCGGCAAACCACTGGCGGGCGCACTTGCGGATCGCGTTTGCTTGGAAGGTTCGGATAATGTTCGTCTCGGTACAGTAGTCCTGCGACCGACGAAGGGCGCTGTAGCCCCTGAGCGGGACGTTGGGGTCGGTGGTGAAGTACATGGGCACGATGGGCGGCGTGATGCGACCGGAAGCCGTGCGGTACGGGATGCCAGTGTAGGTGATGGACTCCGACTCGATTTCCGCGTCAGTCTGTCCTTCGTCAGCGTTCTCGACCTCGGTGTCGAGGCTTGAGCCGACCTGTACCTTGACTCCCTTGTAGAGAAACTTGTCTCCGTTCTGGTAGTCAGGACTCCAGACGACCAGTGCGTCCTGACCCGGTGTGAGGTCATAGAACTCAACCACCTCGACAAACTGCTCGACCTCACTGTTCGTGGGGAGGGCACGACCCTCGGTGGAGTTGTTCGGGCCTCCACGCGCCTCGTTGCGGGTGACCGAGTAGAGGTCGGTGCCCTCAGTCTCGTCGTCAAGGAACCGGTGGAAGGACCGAGGGGTGTACTTCTTGTTCCCGTACCGCTGACGGGCTTCTTCAAGCGGGAGAAGGTAGCGGTGGGCCACGTACCGCTGGTTCTTCCAACTGGAGGACGATGCGTCCACGATAATGTCCCACGGTGCCACGGCTTCAACGTCAACACGCTGGAGTGGGTCAGGGCCGGGAACGGGTGCCATCTTGAGGAACGAGCAGGGGTAGACCAGACCGAGACGGGTCGCTTGCTCTACTGCATCGCGGGACCGGCTCAGGAAGTCGTTGCAGACCGCTTGGGTCACAGCGCTATCGCCACGGCCTCTAAGGTCAGGGGTGACGACCACGGACGGGTCGCGAGTGAACAGGGACGCCACGAAGCTCTCGATAAGCTCATAGCCGCGACTGGTTTCGACCGTGATTTGCTGCTGCTGCTCAGTACGGTCCCAGAACCTCATCATGTACAAGTTGCGGAGTTTGCGCATCTCGGGTCTGAGGTCACGCCAGTACCGGCAATGGTCGTCGTAGATCGCTCGGACTTCGTAGGGCTTCATCATGGGGCTACCTTCTCATGTTCCAAGGGGGTCGGGGAGACCGTGAGGTATTCCGATTTCTGTTTGCTGAATGTACGCTTTTGTCCCTGACGTTTGCCAGTGATATCTACAGACCGCCAGCCCTGAGCAACCAACTCAGGAATGGCCTCCTGCTCCGAGATGCAGACGGTAGCCCCCGCAGCGTGCCACGCCAGTGCCAACTCCACAACCCGGTCACGTCCGAGGTCATGTTTGTAGCCCGTCGTGTTGACGTAAGGCGGGTCAATGTAGACCACGGTATTCGGCGGGAGCAGGGGCGGCTCTACAGCCCCGTCTGTGATCTCACCGGGGATGGTGGGTAGGTCTTCTACCCGTCCACCTACTCCCGGTAGGGTCTGCCAGTGGGTTGTGCCCGACTGCCGACCGGGACCGCTGTATATCGGCTTTGCATCGCACATAGTCCACGCCTCGGACACGCACCACCGCGCCACCTCACGGGGATCTACCGCTCCGTCTGTGATCTCACCGGGCAGTTCGTCAAGGTCTTCGTACCGGTCTGCGACTGTCGGTACGGGCAGACAGCCCCAGCGGTTCCGTCCGTGCCCCGGTCCACAGTATATCGCCCTCGGCGGCATAGTAGTCCACGCGCCACCGGGTAGCGCCAGCGTCCAGCGTGCTGTCTCGCGAGGGGTCGGTGCCACGACGGGGCCTTCCTTGCGCAGCCTTGTCCACAGGGACTTGGGGTCTTCGTCCTTCCAGCCCAGTATGATTTCGGCGGTTGCAGTGGCGAGGTCGTGGTTACGGTAGGTTTCAAGCAGCAGGCGGCACCCGTCGTCCGGCTCGCACCACAAATAGCGTTCCGCCTTGAGGCCGGGATACAGTCCCAGTTCATGGAGGATCGTATTGGCGTATCCCGTTTTGGATCCCATACGGCTGACCGGGGGCTTTGCCCCCTCCTTGTGTAGCCTCAAACTGAGAGCAGCCGTGCCTGCACACAACTCCACGAACAAGCCGGGGGAGGTGCCGCGCCGGGGTGGCAGCAGCTTTCGGAGGGCATCCCTCAGTGCGTTGACCTTGAGCTTGCTGCGACCGTGGATTTTGGCTGACCGAGCAAACCCGTTCAGGCTCGCTCGTGTTGCGCCGTCAAGTTCTTCGTGGGTGTAGTAGTGCATGGTCAGCTTCTTACGTTCCAAGGGAGGCGGCGGGCGCGTGTTTTGCGAGCCTTCACGTTCGACATCATGCTCTCCATACGTGCCCCTACCGCTTCTCTACGCTTGGAACGTGGAACGTCCCGTAGGGCACGGTAGGCGAGGGCAAGGGACATAGCGAGGTCGTCGTGGAGGCCAGCGGGGGCTTCAGGGCTTACCTTGAGGATTTGCAGGGACCGGAGTTCCATCAAGGTGCTCTGGTCGAGCCTGAAGATCATCCCGTTGATGACGAACTCTCTCAGCGTGTCATAGGCGTCAATCTTCGACTTGTGTGTGGTCACCCACGGCTTCCGGTTGGCGTCGGTCCACACGTTCTTGTAGCCGAGAGTGTCCAGTTCACGGAGGACGGCATGGCCGTGGTTGTTCTGCTCGCACAGGATCAAGGGCGGGCCGTTGGTGGTCGTGTACTTCGCGGCGACCTGTACCAGTCTCTCGGCAAACTCGTGAGGGGCGATGGTGTTGTCCCGCTCCGTGTAGACCGGCTGGTACGTCATGGCTGACACGACCTGCATGGCCGAGTAGTCACCCCCTGTGCCGCCTGCGGGGTCAGCGCCTATGACGTAGTAGTCATCAAGGTCTACTTCCTCCAAGACCCTGTACGGCGTGTTGAAGTGTACCGTCTCGATGTCGGCAAGGGCTTCACTCGGAAGGTATGCGGACTTGGTGACCCCGATGAAGCACTCTTGCAGGGTGGCGGGGAACTCACGGCGGAACTTGTGCTCACCCAGCGTGGCTACCTGTGCCCGTCTCCAGTAGACCTGTTCGTTGGTCAGCCCGTGCTGGGTCTTCATCTTCTGCTCAGACGACGTACAGGCGAAGTCGGAGGGAACGGTGTGCTGGTAGGGGTGGTGTTGAAACCATGGAAGGAAGACGACCTCCCAGCCGTTCTCCGGGGCACCTTCAACGAGTCGGTGGAAGGCATCGCCGGGGGCGTTCACCGTTGTCTCGATGATGATGGGTCCGTCACCCACGGTGGCAAGAACCTGAGCAAGAACCTCGTCGGGGTCCGTGTAGAACGCGAACTCGGAGAGTTGTGCCCCGGTGAAGACGAAGGACCGTGTACCACCTCGACCACCTGTGGTGAACGCGGCGAAGCCTGCTCCGGTGTCGGCAAACTGTGAGTCGGTGGCTGAGTCTACCGACATGTCCCGCTTCAGGGCTTCCGGTAGGTCGGCCAGCCACTCCCGGTCCAGCTTACGGAGGTTGGTGGCACTTCGGGCATGGAACGAGAGGACGGCGTACTTGAGCGGGTCAAGGGAAGTGAACGCCTTGTGGAACTGGTACGCTCGGATCCCGACCGAGATTCCCATTTGCCGTGCCTTGACGACCAAGACCCGGTTGGACCGGTCCATGGCTGACCACACCTTCCGTTGAGCGGGCCACACGTTGAGCGGCACGTTCTTCTTCAACTGCTTGTCGTAGACCTTCAACATGCGGCAAAACAGTTCCCGGTCACCAAGCAGGGTGGTCAGCTTGCCCTGTAGCGACGTTGGAATGTTCGGCGGAAGCCACACGGTCACTCAGCCACCTCAACGTCAGGGACGAGGGACAAGATGGACGCCAGTTCCGCGATGGCTGGGTCAGTGGACTCGTCCGCGCCGTGAGTCTCAGCCAGCGCCTTCCGGTATTCCCTCCGGTCTGCAACCAACCACCGTGCCGTGTCCACCTTGGTCCGGTTCGGATCCTTGGCTGAGGTCAGGACTTCGTTCAAGGCGTCGAGGCTGGGCCTGAGCAGGTCTTCCAGTTCAGTCTCGATATCGAGCAGGGGTGAGGTCGGAGAAGTCGGGAGAGGGGCACCGACCCCTTCGGAGAGCACCATGTTGTGTGCCTGCTGCTCCAGTGCCCGTAGTTCTGCGGCTGGGATCTCCAGCGTCATCAAGTGGGTCTGACAGTTCTTACAGGTCCGCTTGCGGAGGACGCGGTTGTCTTCACGCCGGTCAGCAGGGATCGTCTGCTTCGTGGGGATGCGGTTCATCCCGCAGTTGGGGCAATCCATACAAAAGACTCCGGTGAAGGGTG